AAGAAAGGCACATCATACAGATTGATGAAAGGTGCCTACAAGCCACACAAAGGTGCAGTTAAAAAAGCAAAATTCAAGACAGTAAAATCACACAAAGGTTACTAGTGCGTTGCGTCATAATAGGCAACGGTCCCAGCAGACTGCGTTTCCGATTGGAAGACATACCATACACCACTTTTGGATGCAACGAAATCTACAGAGAGTTCCGTCCCGACTATCTTTTGGCACAGGACAAGGAAGTGTTACATCGTATGCAACAGGATGGCATAGACCAACCAGTGTACGTGGCACAGAGTTCATACAGATTGCACAAGGATAATTCATACACACAACTTCCAGATATGAGACAGATACGTTTTCCCTACACCAGGATGAGTTCTTGGCTGACAGGTGAGCAGGCCATCGTGTTGGCCGCACAGATGAAATACAAGATCATTGACCTCATAGGTTTTGATGGTGGTGTGCAGAGCATCTATCGTAAAGACCAAACACACGCACAACCAACGTTGGACAGATACAACAAAACAGTTCCAAAGATACTCGAGTATTATCCGGGCCTGACCATAAATATCAGTGTGGACAACCGCAAGGCCCATTGATGTCTAATAATTTTAGGCTATTTGGTAGAGATATTATTCTACAAGCAAAGAACGTTCATTGCTAGTAGGGACAACCGCAAGGCCCCAAACACAAAAACATAATTCCCAGCGTTTATTATAACAACGACAACAAAAAAGGAGTCATAAAAATGGCTATTGCAAACGCAGGAACATCAGTATCGAACTCGTTCGTGACTATGTTCTCCGATGATGTAAAGCAGGCTTACCAGCAATCATCATCAAACCTTGTTGACGCAGTTAGAGTTGTAAGAAACGTAACTGGTTCAACATACAAGTTTCACAAACTATCAAAAGGTGGTTCGGTGAAAAACAAAGATAGATTTGCAGACGTTATCGCGATGTCTGACACATCTAAGAGTTTAGGAAGTGGTTCATACGCAGGATCTACTGCTCAAAACTCTGTAGTAACGGCTACATTAAACAACTATCATTCAGGTGAATACATTGATGAATTAGATCAATTCAAAACTAACGTGGATTTAAGAGGTACTTTCGCAAGTGCTATTGCATCCGGTTTAAATAGAGCAATTGATCAAGAAATCGTTGATGCATTAGATGCCGCTTCTCCAACGACAGATATTGCCGCTGGTTCAGGACTTACAAAAGCGAAGTTCTTAGAAGTGCATGAAGCAATGAATGATCTTAACATTCCAACTTCAGACAGATGCATAATCATCTCTCCACAAGCGTTAACTGATCTTTTATCAGACACTAACCTTGTTACAGCGGCAGATGGTCTTGTTTCAAACACGGCTTTGACTAGTGGTTACATTCCGAATGTGTTCGGTTTTAGAGTAATCATGTCAACGTTGTTAACGAAAAATTCTGTTGTTAGAGATTGTTACGCTATCCACAAAGACGCAGTAGGTTTAGCACTTGCTCAAGATATTACAGCAAGAATAGACTACGTGCCTAGTAAAGCATCACATTTAGTACTTGGTACTATGTCTGGTGGTTCAACGGTAATCGACTCGGATGGGGTTGTGAATATACAAGTAACAGAATAATAACAACTAGAAAGGACCCCCCCGTTCTTTCATATGTTATTGAGGCAGGCCCTCCGGGGCCTGTCTTTTTTTATGCTCGATAAATAACTTGTAAAAAAGGATACCACCCATGGCCGAAACAAAAGTTAGCATATCAAACCAAGCATTGACAAAATGTGGTGCCGCAACCATAAGTTCATTAACTGACGGTACACACGAAGCAAATGTTTGTTCTACAATGTATGACAACGTTAGAGACGGATTGTTATACTACACATTTTGGAATTTTGCTATTACCAATCAAGCACTAAACAAATTAAATGAAACACCCACAAACAAATCATACCTGTATGTGTTCAGTTTACCGGGTGACATCATAAGGGTCAAAGGATTTTTTGATGTTGATGGTAATTATCAAGAAGATTACAGCATCGAAGGTGCAAAAGTTTTCTCAAACACACAAACACTAAACATAGAATACGTAAAAAACATTGTTGAAGATGATATGCCGGTATTTTTTATCGAAGCATTGATATCTAAAGTAGCACTTGAAATTAATGAAGCAATCACAGGTGTTGGAGCATTGTCTAACAGATTGAGTGCGGAATACCAACAAAAATTACGTGCGGCAAGAATAGCAGATGGACAGGAAAATCCACCACATAACATAGTACCTCCAGGCAGATATGTTGAAGCACATTTAGGTAATACAGGTCTGACCAACAGAAGGTTAAGACACAGTAGCACCTAAATATGACAATAAGAAAATATTCACAAACTAATTTTACACAAGGACAGGTCGGGCCAAACATTTTTGGTAGAAGTGACACTCCTATCTATAGAGCAGGATTGGCAGAACTGTCAAACTTTTTAATATTACCACAAGGTGGTGTACAAAAAAGAAGAGGATTCCAATTTATCACAGCAGATCCGGACAACAGCACAACACCAGATGGTTCAACATCTCTAACAACAGCAGGATTTCATTCATCATCTAGATTGATACCTTTCAAATTTTCAGAAGGACAAGAATATGTGTTGATTATTGAACCTGCACACGACAGTGATCCAGCCAAAATACACGTGTATTATCAAGATGTCAGACAAGTTGTTTTACAAAACGGTGTTTCAGGTAATGTGTTTCCAATCACAACATCAAACATTGAAGAATTAAGATTTACACAAAGTTTTGATTACATGATTATTGTACACAAAGATATGCGACCATTACAATTGATTAGAGGTAGTTCAAATTCAGATTGGTCATGTGGTCATCTTTCATTTGATCATATTCCTACTGCAAATTTTAATTTTGATGCAACATTAACTCCTAGTGCAACAACAGGCACAGGTATCAACATGACTTTAGCAGGAGGCACTTACAGATGGGTAGATGCAGATTGGCCTGATGGACACAAAAATATGCACGTGGTCATCAATGGTGGATTGGCTAAACTCAAAACAAGGACATCGGCTACTGTTATGACAGCAGATGTAATATATGATCTTGTCGACACAGAAACAGCACAAGGCCACGAATGGGAGATAGATGCTTTTTCAAATCTATCTAGCAGTCTTGGAGGAGGTTTTCCGAGATCAGTTTCTTTTCATCAAAACAGATTAATTTTTGGAGGCACCAGAGACAAACCACAAACATTGTTTGGATCACAGTCAGGTGACTTTTTTAACTTTGATGCTTTTACACGTACAGTAACAGAGTCAGGTGGATCAACAGAAGTTACAGGAACAGTGACAGACGATGCATCAATAACTTTTACCATTGCGTCAGATAGTGTCAACGTGATACAACACCTTGTATCACAGCAATCACTTTTCATATTCACATCAGATGGTGAATTTGATATGTCGGGTGAGCCAGTAACTCCAAGCAATGTACTTGTGAGAAAACAAACCGGCTATGGCATAGGTTCCGGAGTTACAACACCAAAGATTGTTGACAACGAAGTATTGTTTGTGGCCAAAGGTGGCAAACAGTTGAGAGCATTTGTTTATAACTTTAACACAGATGCATATTCGGCCAAGAACTATTCTCTTGTACACCACGACATACTGTCGGGTGCAGACAGGATTGCAGTATTGACCAACTATGCAAACACCAACACCAACTACGTATTCTGCACAAACACAGACGGTAGTTTGGGTGTGTTAGGTGTTAACACAGAATTTTCAGTTGTGGGTTGGATGAAGTTTACGACAGACGGCAATTTCAAAGATCTTACAGTAATAGATGATAGATTGTATGCGTTGGTTCAAAGATATGACAACGATGGATCAACATTGAACACAGGAGTATTTTTAGAAAAATGGTCGGAAGATGATATATTCCTAGATTCATATCATACAACATCTGCAACCAGTAGCACATTTACCGGAGCACAAGGATTGGAAGGCAGAACTGTAAAAGTTGTGGCAGACGGTTTGTTGCACCCAGATCTTACAGTTACCAACGCAGGAAATTTTACATTAACAAGAACAAGTTCATCAACACAGATAGGACACAATTATGAAAGCACAGCAAAAACATTACCAATTGTTTTTAATATCCAAGGACAAAACACACTGGGAGAAAAAGTAAGAAAAGTTTTAGTTGAGTTGCAACTGCAAGATACCAAAAGTTGCAAAGTCGATGACATTGTTGTACCGTTTAAAAATTTCGGTTCGACATTATTAAATCAAAGTATATCACCTTTTACAGGACAAAAACGTGTGAGATTGACTGGTTACAGCACCACTCCGCAAACTATATTCAAGAGTGACGAACCGTTGCCTTGCACATTGTTAAGTATGAGTAATGAAGTTAAATTTGCAGGTGGCAAACTCCAAGACACAGGTTAAACAACCCGTTAGACATCCACTCAATTTTGAACATTACGAATATGTGATCAATAATTGCAGAGATGTTGATCTACAAGAAATAACATTAATGGGTTACACAAGAACAAAACTAATTCAACATTTTGATCATTTCGAAGATGGTGTTACAGGCACATACCATGGCATACCATTTCTAGCCGCTGGCACTACTATTGTGGGTGACGAATGCTGGTACTGGTTCATAGGCACACCTCTATGTAATGATTTCTTTTTTAGAATATCCGGTGAGGCTGAACGTTTAATAAGAAATAGTATGACAAAACATCCTGATAAAAAACACCTCGTACAAGTGTGGAGTAAGCACACACAGAGTGTAAAATGGTTAAATATGTTAAAGTTTAAACAAATTAATCATTATATGCAAGGTAATGAAACAATTTATATAGTCGAGAGGAAACGAAACTAACAATGTGTGCACCAAAAAATAATCTAATCAAAACAGCATTAATCGGAGCGGCAATATACGCAACCGGTGGAGCGGCCGCATCGTCATTATTAACTACTTCGGGTGGCTCAATGGCCGCGGCAAGTACAACAGCGGCAACAACAGCATCAACTACTTCAACACTTTCAACACTGGCAAATGTGGCAAGATATGCTTTGCCGGCAATTACAACAGCAGGCAACATCTACCAAGGTTATATGCAATCTGCTATGTTGACACAAAAAGCAGGATTCATAGATTTTGAAATAGCAACAACCAAAGAAGCATCTTCTTTAAGAAGAGCAAAACGAGACAGAGCGTTGGCAATTGCCATAGGAAAACAAAACGCAAGATTTGGATTGACAGGAACAACATTAGAAGGATCACCGGGAGATGTATTATCGATGACTGCAAGTAATTTTGCAGAAGATCAATACATTGATGATTTCAATACAAGTCAAACAATTTTAAGTAAATCTAACCAGTCAGCAATTTTAAGACAAGAAGCAGATTATGCCAAAGTTGGTGGATATCTTAACGCGGTGTCTTATTTAGGTACTAGGGGATTTGAAGACCTAATTAGCACAACTCCAAATAAAAAAAGAAACTATCCAAATCCATTACCAGGAGCAGATGATTAATGAGTAAATTACCACAAGTACCACCTTCAGTGCCAATTATACCAACGTCAAACAGACGTAGAGTAGACATACCAACTTACAGCGGTGGACAACTTACACCAAGAGAAAATTTAACCATGCCAACATTTGGCCAAGGTGCTGTCAACATTGTAAAAAAAATTACAGATCAAACAGCCAAAATAGACACAGACATTGCCAGCAATGTTGCTTTTAAAAAAGGTAAGAATCAGCAGGCAACCAATCCAGATTATATCGGTAATGATTTTGCATTTACATTAACAGGAAAAGCATACAAGAAAGGTGTTGATGCAACGTTTGTTTCAATGAAAGAAACAGAATTAGAAACTGATTTAAAAGTAATGAGAGAAAAATATCTCCAAACCAATGACGTAGATGGATATGTTAAAGCATCGCAAAATTACAAGAATAAATTTATGGAAAGTATTCCAGAACAATTTTTTGGAGATTTCAACACATACTACGATAAATTTGATCAAAGAAATGCTACTGCACTCACAGTATCTAAAAGGTCTCAAGAACTTACAGACGGCAGTTTTAAGATATCTGAACAGTCAAAAAAATTAGCAGAAAGAATATCTGACAACATAGCATTACAAGGCATAACAGAGTCGTTAATTGATGATTTGTCTATTTTAAACAGAAATAATTTATCACAAAAAGATATTTTTGGTCGAAGTTTAGAAGCACGTACAAAAGAAAGGGCAAATCAAAAAGAAATAATAACAAAAGGTGCCGCAAAAAATGTTTATGATGATATTAAAAATGATCCAACAGCATACAAAAAATGGCTTAAAAATATAGCAGACGGAAATTGGAATCTGGGTGACCTAGGTGACGAAGAACTTTTTGCTAAAGCATTCCCGGGTGGTGTCAATCTCGATATGGCAGAAAGACAAACGGTAATATCTTATGTTGAAAGTTTAAGAAAACAAGACAAGACAAGCCTAGCGATTGCTTCTGCAAAATTAAAAAATACAGCAACATCAAACAACACTAATTTAACAACAACTGGATGGGACACATTCAGAGACACAGAAGGCAACATTGATAAATCACGTGCAATATTTGATTTAGATGCTTGGTTGGCTAGTAATGGTGATGCCGCAGTTGGCATTGAGTTACAAAAGAAAAATGCTGTAGGCATTTTTGTTGCTGATCAATTAGAAATTGTAAAGACAGACACAACAACAGCAATACCAAGTAGGATCGCAACATTGCGATATGAAATACAAAATATCAATGAGTTAAAATTATCAGACAGTGAAAAAGCATTTTACATTGACAGCAGGACAGAAGCAATTAAAGCCATGGAAAATGAAATGGAACAAAGAACAACCACATTAAAAAATGGTAATGAAGTTGACAGTTTCATCACACAGAACAGAATAAAAACTGCTAATTTAACGACATACGAAGGCAATCTTGATGTCATGACACAGAGTGCTCGGTTAAACAACACTTCTTACTATATGGTAAAGCCAAGCAAATCACAGAGCAAACTAGAATATGATAACGTGCAAGTGCATTTTAATAACAAAGATTATATTGCCTATGTACAAACTAACAACGATGGGATCAACAGACAGAGAAGTTTATACTACACCATGTTTAGAACAGGCATTGCTGAAAATAAAAGTGCCACGGATGCTGACTGGGCCAAATCCAGTTTGAGTGAACGGGCAAGAAGAGATAGCACCAGTACAGACACAAAATTGCTGTTCAACATTATAGCAAACTACGACGACATAGGTAAGGCCAACGGACAGAAAGACAAAGACGAAAAAAACAAATTTTTTGTTGAGATTAGTGAAGGACTGTATGAGTTTGACAATGATTTTGGCAGGGCCAAGAAAGGTGAATTCAACGTGGTTTACGATTACTATCGTAGCAGAAACAAGTCCGAGTCTGAAGCGGCCAAACTGGCCAAAGACTACGTGCTAGGTGGTATGGTTAGAATTGACCATAATTATGGTGTTACATATGTTTCACCAAATCATCTCATGGGTGAATTTGAAGCGTCATTTGATCAGACATTAAACACTAGCCAGTTGGAAAAAGCAAAAAAAGATTTAGCAGTACAAATTAATAACACATACGACAGACCAGAGAGAAGCAGTCTTACAGTAATAGGTAAAAGCATTGATGACTGGGTAGCAGGTGACAGGGACAACTACAAAGTGGTATTGATGGGTAACAGTCTGCGACTAGTAACCAAAGATGTGGGATCAGGATCATTAACTAAATTTACAGTCCTTACAAAAAGACCAAGTGCAGGAAACACATTGTTCTACACAGATTTAAGCATACCGGTTAGGACTTCAAGTGAAGAAACCACAGCGTACGAAGATCAATCTCCCACGTGGGAGTATGATGATACTATTAACGGCATGGGCAGTTTCAAAGAACCACAAACTGTTGACAGATTGAAAGTGATCACAGAGGTAGGATTCTATGAAACTGACGTTACACTTAAAGAAAAGAAAATTACAGAAACAGCAACATTAGACGATAAAGCAATAGCGTTGTTCAACCACTATGAGAAGAAAGGATATATTGTGCAAGACAATGTGGAAGGATTTGACGAAGTTGCAGAATTACCACAAGTGAGAATGTTATACGAGGATCCTTTCAGTCAATCGATGTTTCCAACAAATCCTGCAGATCAGGGCATAGCCAACGCAATAAGTTTAGCATTTGCAAAAAACAAAGGACAGGCATGGATGATTGAATGGTTAATGAGTAAAAGTGAATATACTGGTGGTTCGTCAACGGATCACAAAGAAACTGCAAAATTGACTTTGAATTTTTGGAAAAATAATTTTGACACAATAAAAAATTTACAAACAGACACAGACACCCCAACGAGGATGGATGTATTACAGGCTTTAATAACAACCATCAAAGATCAACCAACAATAAGATTTGCAAACGATGGATTTGATTTTGGTTACACAGGAGAGTAATGGCTCTAGAAACAGTAAGACCCGCAGAGGTACAAACACCTCAAAACGAACCAAGGACACCGGTAGGAACATTTGAATCGTTAAAGGCCGGTATTGGATCGGGTTGGGAATACAACACAGTATTCAGCCTCATACCGGATGCCATACAAGGTCAAGAAATGGCCAACAATCCTTTTGATCAAGTTGATCCGGATTTATACCACGAGGGACATCCTTTTTATATTGACGACTTGCCCCATGACCAAGGTGTCAGTTACAAACACCTGTATGAAATGTTCACATCAAGACAAGAAGCGGCCAAGTATTCACAAATATTCCAAGACGGTGGATTGATTGATAAAGGAGCATTTGTGGTAGGAGCATTAGGCACAGCGGTGCTTGATCCAATAACTTACATACCTGTACCATTCTTAAAAGGTGTTACAACTTTTGGCAAACAAGCGTTGGCCATAGGTGCGTTCAATGCCGCTTTAGAAGTGCCATTGTATCCGTTGATCAATGAAGCATATAAACAGCGAGGGATGGGGAAATACGAATATGATGAATTGGTAGCACAGATGGGACTGGCTTTTGTTGCAGGTGGTGGCCTTACTACCTTGATGAGAGGTGGTGGATATGGTTTATCGAAGATACGTGCGGCAAGATTGAAAGCATTGGATCCATTAGAAAGAGAAGTACAGAATCAAAAAGTTCAACACCCCAACTATGACTACGACAACACAGTGAGAGACATGATATCCAAAGAAGTGTTGCATAGAAATCAATTAGATTTTGACAGCGTTAGGAAACACACATTCATGAGCAACAGCGTGGAAGATTTTTGGGTTGACACAGCAGGCCGAAGAAAATTTATTGTTGATGACGTAACGGACAATGATGTTAAAATTACAAGTCAAGCAGATCAAACAAAATTAGTAGAAGGCAAAAGAGACAGCATCTTGAAGATTGCAAAAAGCCTTATTGACAGATCAGATGAATCAAAAGGTGCGTTAAGATACATTTTAAAAACTATAGAAGACGGCAAGTTGTATGATGTAGATCTAGCCAATCTAAAAAAATGGATAGATTCAAACATACCAGGTGCACAGGAAAGATTGACTGCAAAAATAAATGCATCAAAACCATTCTATGATCTTTCAAAATACATAAACAAATCTTTAAAATTTAGGGCAGACCTTGATTCGTGGGACAACGTGTTGTATGACAGAGGCAAAACTTTTGAAATAGTACCCGATCCCGAAAGAGGCATTGACATTGAAAACAACATTGGTAAATTTTACAAATTGAATCGTGTGGAGTTTGACCCAGCGGTTGAAACTGCAAAAAATTTTAGAGACAGACAAGAAGTGCGTAAGAAACAATGGGCAAATGAAAAAATAAATGCCAAAGGCCAGAACAAAGAAAAATTTATGTTTGAAGGAAAAGAATACAACATAAGAGCCAAGTTTCCAACAGAAAGCAAAACAGGTTTTCCAGAAAGAGTATTAGTAACAGACATACAAGAAAAGAAAAGCATACTGTTGAAAGCCAAAGCCAAAGAGGCAATCAGAAGAGAAGCGTTAGCAAATGACAAGACAACGTCAAAAGACACACCGTTGTACGACCCAGAACACCCAGATCACGATCCAGGAAGATTCGAAAGACGACAAGCATTAGAAACAGAAGAATCAATTGGTCTAGACAGGCACGAAGCACACAACATAAGACAGGATCTCAAAGCAGAATATGGTGACACCATCACAGGATACCAAGCCGCTTCAAGAGAAATGATCAACGTGTACGGTGAACCAGTGTTAACAGAAATAGGATTTAGGAATGTTAACGGTATGTTGATTGATGACGGATTACCAGCAAGACCGTTGACTGCAGGTGAAACTGCAATTAGAAACGATATTTTAGAAAAATACAAAGCAATTGAAACTGATGTTGTTAGATATGAAAAAGAGACAGCATTGTGTTTAAGAACTAACAACACTAACTTTTAGGAGGATCCATGGCATACAATGATTGTTTGAATATATTAAGGAATGGTTACAAGAAAGTAGGCAAGAAATTTGACGAAAAAACTGCCACGCAATTCCTCGAAGAATACAAAGCAGAACAAAGAAAACTGCAACTGCAAGGATACAAAATGGAAGATGCAGTCAGACCCGGACAGATGCCAAAATTTATTACATCGTATGTCAATCAACAAGGTGAGATTATTAAATTTGAACCACCAAAAATGAACTACGAGGACCTGTTCTTTTACAAGTACCAGCAAGAATTGAGTCTGGTGCAAAGAGCCAAAGACATACAAAAGATGACCAGTCTGAAAAAGGCACTGGACCTAGAGAAAAATTTTGAACAGAACATGAATGATTTCAGACGTGTGTTCAAGGACAAAGAGACCGAACATGAAGTGCTGTACAAGAAACAGGGTGCATTTACTGGGTTGTTTGGTATAAGCAAAAAATACGAACTGATAGACATGGAAGCGGATGTGGCAGTCGGACAGGTGATGGACACACACTTCACAAGGAACAGTATGCCGTTAGATATTAGAATACACAGAAATAAAACTAACATTGATGCAACCTTTGTAAAAAAAACTAGAGAGGTGCTGGATGACCAGGAGTGGTCTGAATGGTTAGAAAATGTGGAAAACAAAAGAAACTTTATTAAGGAATATGCACGTTTAAAAAAATCGTATGATCAAGGTGAGGATATATCTAAAGTGGGTGCTACAGAATCAGGTGATGTGCAGGCAAAAAATTTAGCAGTTGAGGTGTTAAACATCTACAGAGACACACTAAAAAGATTTGAAGAAACAGGCATAGACACACGTAATTTTAAACCTTTCAACATCAAGATTGTTTGGAGTGAAGGCCAGTTGATCAAGACCGGTAGGAATGCTTTTATTGAGGACGTTGCTCCTAGGATATCCAATGTGATAGGAAAAAATCTTGATGAAAGAAAACAGTTAGCAGGTGAGATATTTGATCACATAGTTAGAGACAAAGGCAGTTGGCATGACGTGGACGGATTGCTACAAAATTACAAATCTAGGACCACGGAGGGACTAGAATACGACACATACCATTTGGAATGGAACAGCGGTGATGATTTTATACACATACTAGACACATACAACCCAACCAACAGGGTGTCACACGCTATACTGCGTATGATTGAGTCAAATGCAGAACAGTTGGCATTGCGACAGCATTTTGGGGCAGACGTTGATCTAGGAATTTCAAAATTGATTGATAGTTGGAAAGAACGTTTTGGTAAAGGTTACGAGAAAGTCAGCACCTATCACAGAAACATATTGAGCGATGCTGAATCGTACATCAACGAAATTAGAAATCCAGCAATCAGAGATGTGATCGGTATACCGGCTCGTGCAATATCAACAGCAAGGACTGTGTTGGCAGGTGCCAATCTAGGTGGTGCGGTAATAACATCTTTCCTAGATACAATGACACAACTTTTTGGAGGTCACAAAATTTTTAAAATGACTGGTCTGGATGCACTACGTACCGTGTTTAGGATCAAACCACAAACATTGGACGCACAATCACAAAAACAACTTGCAAAATATTTTTCAACATTTGGTGAAGGATATATAAATTCACCCGCGGACAGATATGCTTTGCTGGACAGTTTTAGGGACCAACGTGGGGCACAAAGATTTACAAGCGAATGGACACACAGGGTGTTAAAATATTCTGGTTTGAATAGGTTGACAGAAAGCGGACAACAGGCATCGGGTCTGGTGTATCACAGATACCTGTCTGAGTTGGTCAAAGATGTGCAATGGAAAGATCTAGATCCAGAATTACAAAACAATCTTATAAAATACGGATTAAATGAAACAGATTGGAAATACATCAAGGACGAAAACATATTCACACAGGACGGTGATGTGGACCTTTACAACGAAAAATTGCAAAGTACACAAGGAGCATACAAACTGGACAGCACCATACAGGACAAATGGACAGCGGCAGTAAAAGATGCTGTGGACACCATGGTCATCAAACCCAGCGAATTTGACAAACGTGCGACTTCATTGTTCCAGAACAAAGATCAAGGGTGGGCAACTCAATTGATTAGATCAATGACCCAGTTCAAAACTCACCCAATCACTTACACACGTAAAATTTATATGAGAAAATTTTTTAGAAAACAGGCAGAACTGTCAGGCAAACAATATACAAAGGGTGAAAAACTTGTGGACATTGCGTACCTCACTGCTTCAAATTTCTTAATGGCATACCTGGTAAACGTTACAAAAGATTTTGCTAAAGGAAAACAACCGCAGAACATAGTCACAGCGGAAGACAGATACGCGGTCATGGAACGAGCATTGATAACAGGAGGTGCATTGGGACTGGTTAGCGACACTTTCTTTCTCCTAGCATCACCGATGCTGGAGCAACTGATGTCACCAGAAGAAAAAGTAAGATACACCAGAACACAAGTGAATAGATTGTTCCTTGGCCCATTGGTGCAAGACATCTACAACTTGATACAGGACACATCAAGCATGGGTACCGGAGGAATACAATACGCATATGGATTGGAAGATGCAGAGTATTTCACACGTAACATCAGCAAACTGGGAAAATACGCATTACATTTAACCGGTGCAGAAACATTTGTAGGAACAGCATTGATCTACAGATTGTTGGTCAATGAATACATCACACAGATGATTGATTATGACGGGTACAGAAGAAAACAAAAAAATTTGCAACGTGATGCAGATAAAACCAGAGGTGGTGAAGTTAACAACTTCATCTACAAAAATTTGGGTAATGCTTTAGGCATCAATTAAACATAAATATTAGGAGAAATAAGGAACTTATGACAACAGCAACAACAACACCGAGATTAGCCTACACAGCAGACGGATCAACAGTCGCTTTCACATTTAATTTTGAAATTGCGGATGCTTCATCTATTGCGGTATATGACGGTAGCACAAAGAAAACTTTAACAACACATTACACAGTATCTTTTGATTCTGGCACATCAGGAACAGGATCAGTAGTGTTTGGATCAGCACCCACGGCTTCAAACACAGTTACACTTGTCAGAGACACAAATTTATCAAGAACAACAGATTTTGAAAATTCCGGTGCTTTCTTGGCAGAAACAATTAACGCAGAATTAGACAGGCTATCACAGGCAGTCATTGACGCAACAGACAAAATTGAAAATAGAGCAATAGCAGTTAGTGAACCAAACACGGATTCACAGACACTGACTATACCTGCTGAAGATGTTAGAGCAAACAA